TGTTTTGATTCGTATTAGAACTGGTCGAAGTCGAATTATTTGTATTGTTAACATTTTGGTTTACTGTCGAATTAACCGTTGAGTTAGAAGTCGAGGTCGAATTATTGACGTTGTTATTCGTATTGGTGTTATTCGAGGTCGAAGTGTTTACATTCGTATTTGAATTGGTTGAATTATTTGTATTAGAATTTGTGTTTGTCGAATTATTCGTGTTAGTCGATACGTTGGTATTAGCATTCGTATTGGTGTTCGTATTGGTATTTTGATTGGTATTGGTGTTCGTATTAGTATTGGTGGTTGTAGTCGTATTGACTGTATCTAAACTGTTATTTTCACAATACTGAGATCCGTTGACGCAAGCTGTACCAGACTGTTGAGAGGATTGAGCGCTAACATTTACAGACAAAACAATAACTAAAGTTACTAAAAAACCAATAGCAGACCAGGCTATTATTTTATCGTGATGTTTTTGCTCCTTGTTCATTTGGTTTATAAACTCCTAGTTCAATTAATTTATTTCTATTACTTAAATGCTCTAGTTCAATATCTTTTTTGCTTTGGCCCTTGTATTTAACCGCCATATAGTTATCAATCATTTGCTGATTGATGTCTATTTTGTCTACTATAACTGATGCCAAAACTCTGCCGAATTTACCTTTAGAGTCTTTTAATTGCGTCTGTAAGATGACGTGCTTGCCATTTGATATGGCGTCTTTTAAAAACTTAGCAGCTAGCTTACCTCTAGCCTTTTCGTCTTTGTCGCGAGTCCTGGACTCGGGCGTGTCAATACCGTATAAGCGTACGCGACACTTGTAAATAATATCAAAGCCAAGATCCAAGTCAACGTCAATAGTATCGCCATCAACAACTCGAGTAACTTTGCACCCATACTCATACATTATTTTTTAGTTTTTTTTCTAACTTTTTTATATGCTTCGTTTATGTGAGGGGTACTAGGATCGTCTGCAATATATTTTCCCTTAACATCTCTAGCGCGTACTGTATCGTACATAGATGGAGGCGTAATAAACTTAAGAAGTTTTTTAAACCAAGACATTTTATTTTTTAAACTTAGAGGTAATTTTAGACCAAAGTTCAGGTTTAAATTTTTTTATTGAAAAAAGAATTACTGCTGTAATTATTATTGCTGGTATTAATATATCCATACTAAGCTCCTTTAAAATATGAAGGCAATCCAATCATAGGCCTTCCGTCATACTTGTTGCTTTTGGCATCTTTGCCGTCATTATTATTATAATGCAAAAACACTTGTCCGCAATCTTTACCTTTAAATGGCTCACGCCAGTGTTCTAAATCACAACCACGATACATTAGCATGTCACCTGCTTTTAGTTTAACCTCTACACCTTCTTTACCTTCTTCTCCTGATGGTTCTAAAAAGATTGACCATTCATCTCCGCCTAAGTGCATGGTAGTAGATATTTCACAAGAGTATCTATCTTTGTGTCTTATTAGCTCATCAGCTTTTTTATAGATTCTTGCGTATGAATAAGTTTCAGTTAGCTTTACACCTGATTCTTTTTCCATTACAGGTTTCACTTTTTGCAATAAAGTTTCCATAACTATATCTGCATAATGGGAATAAGTATCAGGTATGTGTCCATCATTCCAAAGCCCAAAGTAGTGACTAAACTGTGAAATATACTTTTCGTCAAACAAATGTCTTGCTACTGCTCGTTTGTTTAAAAAGTATTGATAACAAAAATCTGCTAACTCTTTTGATATAGCCCCTTTAATAACTTGATATTTATTTTTCTTAAAATTCATCTAAATGGGTATCCTAAATTCCAACACACTAAGGAGTGTCGTATGCCTTTGGTTACTGGTTTGACTCTATGCCAAACAAAAGAGGGGAAAACTATAACGCTACCTTTTTCTCTAATTTCTTCACATATTCTTGGTTGAGAACCTTCGTCTGTGTTTCTAAAATCAAATTCTAAATCACCCCCCTCGTATTCGTTAGGATCAGTAAGCGATACGGTCATGCTTAGTTTTCTTAACTTACCATGAGTGTTGGCATTTTCAGGTCTGTTATAAGGTTCTTCGTATGAGTCGCAATGCCAATCATAAAACTGACCTTTTTTATATTCAGTAAATTGACAAGACTCTGACCAGTCCCATTCAAAATTCCACTCTGCATTAGCATTAGCTTGATGTATGTAGGGTTGTATTTCGTTGTATATCCATCGGTCATCCATCCATACAACATCAGATTTGCGTTTCTTTTGAATGTTTTTAAGATCTAGTTCGGTGATATTATTTTTATCAGCGTTACCTGTAAGGGCTGTTTGTTTTTCTTGCTCTTTGCCATAACGAATTATATCGTCACATATTCTTTCAGGTATAACGGATTGAAAGTACCAATAGTAATATTTTAGATTCAAAATTTATATCTTATTTAAACCCAATCGTCAGCTTTAATTTGTATAAAAACTTTTCTTAAATCCCAACAACTTGATGCTGTAGAAAAAGCTGGTTCTTTAACAATAACGACACCTGAGCCACCTGCTGCTCCGTTAGGTGGAGCATAACTTGCGTGCATTGAACCACCGCCACCACCACCTGTATTAGCTGTACCTGCGGTTATTGAATCTGCTCCAGGTCCATTTCCATTTCCACCACCGCCAGCACCACCTGTTCCACCTGCTGCTTGATAATAACCACCGCCACCCCCGCCACCTGCTCTTGTTACAGATGAGCCTGTGATTGAACTTGCTAATCCTGCTCCGCCATTACCACCAACTAAACTAGAACTTGCTGAACCTACAGTTGCGTTGCTACCTACGGCTCCTGCACCACCGCCCCCAGCACCAGAACCTTCGTTTCCTGGAGTAAAAGCAGCAGAACCACCAGCATTTCCTTGACCTGAAGTTCCTGATCCACCACCTGCGGCAGTATCAGCTAAATAGCCGCCACCGCCACCGCCTGACCCACCAGGACCTCCAGCCGAGGGATTGTCGTTACCTCCACCAAAACCACCACCAGTTGAAGTAATTGTAGAAGGTGTTCCTAAAATTGAATTGCTACCTTTTATTCCATTAGCTCCTGAACCTCCACCTGCACCTCCGCCCCCAACTGTAATTGGATAAGGTGCGCCGCCTGAGACTGGATTACTTGTAGCTGTTAAGTAACCACCAGCTCCGCCACCGCCTCCATAATAGATACCTGAACCACCTCCGCCTCCTGCGACAACTAAGTATTCAAGAGAAGTTGTAGCAGGTCGAGTGGTAAGCGTTCCGCTTGAATTAAATGTTGTTACTAAAGCGGCAGTTGTTGCTACTGCTTGTGCTGCTCCGATTAATCTAGGCATTAGCCACTCCATGTTCCTGCTTTGACATTATCGTAAAGTGCGTTCATGTCCCATATTCCTGATGCAGAAAATGAGCCAGTTGGATTGCTAATAATAACAATACCTGAACCACCTGCTCCGCCATCGGAATATCCAGGTTGGGTGTTTGCCATAGAACCTCCACCTGCACCTCCACCTGTGTTTGCAGTTCCTGCAGTACCAGGATCCCATGTACCGGGAGCGCCTGCGGGACCGCCGCCGCCTGTACCACCGTTACCAGCAGTACCACCATTATATGTTGGGCCATAACCAGGAGCGGCTGTTCCACCGCCGCCTCCACCTGCGTATGTTACAGATGAGCCTGAAATAGATGAAGCTGTACCATTTCCACCATTTCCACCAGTTGTTGCATTACCATTAGCACCTACAGCAGAAGCTCCGCCTCCACCTGCCGCACCATAGTTAGGACCACCATCTGCTGGTCCTTCACGAACACCACCAGCATTTCCTTGACCTGAAATTCCAGTACCAGCAGTAGTAGACCCTAGACTTGCACCACTACCTGAGCCACCATTTCTTTGTGCGGCTGGCACACCACTACCATTAACTTTACCACCTCCACCTCCACCAGTGGATGTTATTGAATTAAATGAAGAATCAACGCCTTTATTTCCAGATCCTGCGGTATTGCTTGGTTGTAGAGGAAAATAATACGTCCCACCTAAACCTCCTCCTCCAACTACTACTGGGTAATCATTACCAGCAGTGACTGGGTTGCCTGTAGCTGTTCTAAAACCACCTGCACCTGCACCTCCTCCTGCGTAAGACCCTCCGCCACCGCCTCCTCCTACAATTAAGTAGTCAACAGAAGTTGTTGCTGGGGGTGCTGAAAATGTACCGCTTGAATTAAATGTGCTAATGCTTGTGCTATAACTTGCTGGATTATCTACGCCTACTATTCCACCATTAGAATTGGCCATGGTTAGACCTCATTCCACTCTAATTTACTCGCATCCCACTCATAGATGGTTAAACCAATTGTACCTAACCATTTTAGGTTATCTTCATCCCATGCAATAAGAACATTTTTAGAATCCACTTCTGTAGTCTTGGGAAATGTAACTGGTGCTTTCCAATCATCATTAGAATCTAATGACCAAGATGAATATGGTTTTGGTAATATAAATTTATTTTTACCTGCATCATAGGTACATCCTTCACCTGCATATTGTTTTCTAAAATTGTTATTGTATGAAGTTTGTTTCCAAGCAGTTCCACCTGTTCCGTGTGGAACGATTGATGCTACAAATGTTTCTGCATCTGCATGTTGATCGCCTCCATTGGCATCTACATCCTCGTTGGATATTACTATTACTCGTAATACTACGTTGCTGTTATTAAGTTCTGCAAAGTGAGCCATATTTTAACTCCTTAAGCGTCATCTAGTTCTTCGTAACTAATGGTGTAAGTTAAATCGCCATTGGCACTTGCACCACCCTCTAAAATATCTCCTTCTTCTAGGTAGATGCTTGAGTTCTTATCAATAAGAACCAAAGTAGCATCTGCTGGAACCGAGATAGTAGAAGCAAATAAAACTACTGAGCCACCACTTTTAATGATTCCCATTGTTACAGTTGCAGCACTACTGCCGTCAATATTTGCAACAATAATGTTATTAATTTTAATTAGCTTGTTACTTGCACAAGTTAATAAATCGGTTGTTACTGTAGTAGTTAAAGCTCCACATATACTATTACCGAATATTGAAGTTACATTTACTAAATTTGGATTTGCCATAATATTGTCCTAATTTTATCCGAAAACCAAAGCCATTGCTATAGCTTTTCCTGTTGTTGCCGCACCTGA